TCAATAACTTCAGCTAACATTGAAGACATCATGGACGCTGTTTATAAGGCTATTCCAGTTGAAGTTTTAGATAAAGAGGATGCTGTTATTTTCTGCGGAATGGATGTATTCAGACTTTACACTATTGCTTTAAAGAACGCTAACCTTTACCATTATGGTGTTGAAACTGCTAACTTTGAAATCGTGCTTCCGGGTACAAATGTAAGAGTTATCGCTGTTAACGGATTGAACGGAACTTCAAGAATCATCGCTGCAAGATTGTCAAATCTTTATATGGGTGTTGACATGCTAAATGAGGAAGAAAGATTTGAGATATTCTTTGCAAAAGAAGCTGACGAGGTAAGATTTATGGCAGCTTTCAAGGCTGGCGTACAAGTAGCATTCCCTGCGCAAGTAGCAAATTTCGAATTGACAGCTTAATACTAACTTAAGGGGCTTAAATGCCCCTTTTTAAAACTTATATCTTATGCCTTGTGTTTTAACATCTGGAAGGGCTTTGGATTGTAGAGATTCAGTAGGAGGTATTAAAAGACTTTTAATTACTGAACTAGCAAACAAAGCGACATTAACAACAACAGCGGGAGCTATATCCGCATTCACTTTAGCAACGGGAAAACAGTTTTGGGCTTATGAACAAGTGAGAGAAACTTCTAACTTTTCAGAGGCCATTCAAGCATCTGTTGAAAATGGGACTTTGGCGTATGAAACAACCTTAACAGCTATATTTAACAAGGGAGAAACTGCTACAAGAAATCAAATCCGTTTGTTAGCTCAAAACAGATTAATGATTATTGCAGAGGACCGCAACGGAAAATATTGGTTAATTGGCGAAATCAACGGCGCAGAGTTAACAGCTGGCACTTACGCATCAGGTACTGCAATGGGTGACAGAAATGGCTATGAGCTTACATTTGTAGCTAAAGAGGGTGAGCCTATGAAAGAGGTTGCTAGCGGTTTAATCGCTACTTTATTAGCTCCAGCAGTTTAGTTTTAGTTTTATTGGTTAAATACGACTTAAGCACTTCAGAAATGGAGTGCTTTTGTTTTTTTGATACATTTAAGCAAAAAATATATTTATAAATAAACGCTATAAAATGAAAATAAAAGAACAATATATCGGACATTCAATTTATGTACCTATTTTAGGGTGTAATGTTGAAATTAAAGAGGAAAACGCTTTACTTTTACTATCTTTAAGATTGGATGAATTTTTTGAGGAAGAAATACAAGAAAAACCAAAGAAAAAATGAAGATTAAAAAAGAATTTTTAGGAAAGGATATGTTTAGCCAGGAGCTTAACAGAATCCTTGTAATAAATGAAGAGAATTTGCCTATCTTTATTCAACATAAATATTTTTTCTTATTTGAAGAGGAAATAAAAGAGGCTAAACCAAAGGCAAAAAAAGCAAAAAAAGACGCTTAAAATGATTAAAATAATCAAAGGCCAAAGTAATATTATCGTGTTGACATTAACCGAAAAATGTACTTTGACCAATCCATTTTTTTTATTCAGGTTTATTAATGACGAGAGCAAGGTGTCTTATACTTTTGTAGCTCAAGATACATCTATTCACACGGATAGATACAACAGATTCACAATTACGGAAACCTCAACGCCAACATTAACGGCATCACAAGTAAGTTTACCTTTACCGGGTTTTTATCACTATGAGATTTACGAGCAAACCTCATCAACAAATCTAAATTACACACTTGCCACGGGGATAGTAGAAACGGGTAAGGTTAAAGTTATCGGAACGGCCACAAGTACAACGGCTTACGATAACCAAACAAAAATAAACATCATTTACAATGGGTAACATAATATATGTAAAGTTAAACGCCTACGAAATACCGGAGTTCAAAGAAGCTAAAGGTAAGGAGTGGGTAAATTATGGGGCAAATAACGACTTTCCAAACATGCTTTTGGAAATGTATGACAATGCTCCAAAACATAGGGCCATTGTTGACGGTAAAGCAGATATGATTGCTGGCAAGGGTTGGAATATTAGCCAAACGATGAGCGTTTTAAAGCAAGCTCAATTGATTAATTTTGTAAATGAGATAAACCCACAAGAAAACTTACACGAATTAACTAAAAAGATTAGTTTAGATTTAGAATTGTTTGGTGGCTTTTATTTACAAGCTATTTGGAATAATTTACGCAATGATTTTAATTTATATCATGTTGACTTCAGTAAAATAAGAACTAACAAAACTCAAGATAAATTTTTCTATTCAAACGATTGGAAGGCTTATAATCAGCATCCCGAAAAGACTGGTTTTAAAGAGATAGAAAAGTTTGATCCGCAAAGTAAGAAATCAGGTATATTTTACTATAAGCAATACAGACCAAACCAAGGCGTTTACCCTTTGCCGGGTTATATTGCAGCCTTAAGATACATAGAGATAGAGAAAGAGATTGCTAACTTTCATTTAAACAATATAAAAAATGGGTTTGTTGGTGGAACTTTAATTTCATTCAACAACGGCCAGCCGACACTTGAAGAACAAAAAGAGATTGAAAGACAAATAAAAAACAAACACACGGGTACTGATAACGCAGGCGGGATAGTGCTTGTATTTAGCGAAGGCAAGGATAAAGAGCCGACTGTATTGCCACTAAGAAGCAATGATTTTGACAAGGCTTTCGAGGTATTAAACAAAACGGTAACACAAGAAATCTTTGTAGGGCATAGGATACCGAGCGGCCAATTATTTGGTATTGATAATGAAAGTGCATTTGCTAGGAATGTTATTCGTGACGCTTCGGAATTCTTTCAAAATACCTATATTACGCCAAAACAGCAGACCATTGAACAAGTTATTAATGACTTTGCTTTATTGCTTGAGCTTGATAATAAATTGACTATAATACCTTTGGAGATAATTGGGGTTGACTATTCAGAACAGTTTATACAAGCTGTAATCCCTGCTGAATTATTAAGAAAGAAAGTAGCTGAAAGACTTGGTATAAATTTAAACGAAGCTCAAACATTTAACAAGCAATTAACCGAGGATGAGGTACATGCAATATTTGACAAATACGGAGAAAGTTTAGAGGGTTACGAGATAATACACGCTGAAGCTATCCCGACTAATTTTGCAACGATTACAATTACAACCCTTGACAAATCAATTATAGACCTTTTAAGCGCAGATAATTTAATTAGCAATAAGAATATTGCCGAGGCTTTAAAAGTTGATGTAAACAAGGTAAATGAGGCTATAACAAGGCTTATTGATAACGGTATGATTGTTATTAATGAAAACGAGCGAAATTTGACAAAAAAAGGCGAAAATATTAAAAAGTTAGATTCACCAGTTGAGGAGATACTTGTTAGATACATTTACGATAAAAAACCTGGGATTGAAGGGGATAAAATAATACCAACGACAAGAGATTTTTGCAGAAAGTTATTAGAAAAGCAAAAGCAATACACAAGAGAACAAATTGATGCAATGAACAACGAGTTTGGCACAAGTGTTTGGCTGACGCGTGGCGGTTGGTATCACAATCCTCAAACGGGATTAACATCAACATCGTGCCGACACATTTGGCAGCAAGTATTATTAAGAAAAAAAGCATAAGTTATGGCAGTTATATTTATTTCAGAACAGGCATTAAAAGATAATAGTATTATCAATGAAAATGTTGATATGAAAGTGCTTTTACCCGTTATTAAGTTAGCGCAAGAAAAATACATGCTTCCTATACTTGGCACAGGGTTATACAACGAACTCAAAACACAGATAACGGCTGCTTCAATTACGGTACTTAATAAAACATTGCTTGATGACTACATTCAGCCAGCACTAATTTGGTGGATTATGGCAGAAGCTCCAATGCCTTTAACTTACAAGTTCATGAATAAAAGTGTGGCGACAAGATCAAGCGAGAACGCAAACGCTGCCAGCTTAAATGACTTGCTAAAACTTGAAGAAAGATTCAAAGACAATGCGGAGTGGTATTCGCAAAGAATTACGAATTATTTGCTTCAAAACATTCAATCATATCCACTTTACAGCAATCCCGGAAGCGGCATTGATACTATTGTGCCTAAAAAAACCATGTATAGTACGGGTATGTATTTAGGAAGTACCTTAAGCAAAAATTTACCATTTCGAGATAGGTTTCAGGGCAATATAGATTCTAATTGTTTAGATTAACTATGGCTTACACGAAAAACGAAAAAAAATTAAAGATTTACTTAGCTAAAATCAATGAACAGAACGCTAAACCAAGTAAATGCAATTCTCGAGGGAATAGCAACAGCACACCAGCAAATAAATAGCTACGGTATAGGGGATTTATACGATTTAGTAGCTAACGGGGCCGTTACTTATCCTTTAATGTTTACCGTTATCAATCCTGGCCAAATAAACGATAAAAGAATGAGCCTTAATTTATCTTTGCTTTTTATGGACTTGGTGCATAAAGATCAAAGGAATGAACTTGAGGTGCTTTCAGACACTTTACAGATGGGCGTTGATGTTGTCGCGCAGCTTCGCGCTCCATTATATGAGGATTGGTTTATAGTTGGTGACACGGTTACATTTGAGGATTTTACAGAGAGGTTTAATGATGAGGTTGCAGGGTATAAAATAGACATAACATTAAACTTATCAGAACAATTCAATCTTTGCTCTTTGCCAATAGTTGGCGCTCCAAGTGGTCCAAGCGGTTGCGCTCCAGCTTTGATACAAAACAGCGATCTTTCATATTTAGTATATATAGCTTCAGGTGGTACTTTAGTACTTCCTGATACAACAATAAATTTTAATGTAGGCGGAAACATTACAACGACAACCGTGCCGTCATTAAAGGACGAAACAATAAATGTAGTATGGCTTTAAATATAAATATACCCTCTCAAGTAGCTCAAACCATCACTGACGGTGTTACCACAACAGCACCAAGTCAAAACGCTGTGGCTGATGCCTTAGTATTAAAGGAAAACACCGCCAATAAAGGCATTGCCAACGGTTACGCATCACTTGACGGCAGCGGAAAGGTGCCAAGTACACAACTTCCGAGCTATGTTGACGATGTTATAGAGGTTGCTAATTACGCTGCTCTTCCGGTAACGGGAGAAACGGGTAAAATTTATATTACTATTGATACGGGTTTAATTTACCGTTGGAGTGGTAGCGCATATTTTCAGATAGGTGGACAAGATCCGGTGTGGGGTGCAATAACGGGTACATTAAGCAATCAAACTGACTTACAAAACGCGCTAAATGCAAAAGTTCCCTACACGGGAGCAACTACAAATGTAAATTTAGGAGAATATTATTTAGCAGCAGGACAAATAAACCTTGATACATCGCCAACGGGAACAGCCGTAGTAGGCTCAACAAGATGGAATAATACACTTGGAAGTGCAGAAACCTTGCTGAAAGGTGGTAATGTTACTTTAAAAAATGGTGTTGATCTTGTTGCAAGGGTAGTAAACAACACGGGTATTCAGCTAACAAAGGCAGCTTATCAAGTAGTAAAGGTATCAGGCGCGCAAGGGCAAAGACTTGCAATAAATTTAGCTCAAGCAAATAACGACAACAACAGCGCAGATACTTTAGGTATCGTAACCGAGACGATTGCCAATAATCAAGAAGGGTTTATCATAACTGTTGGGCAGATTGAAGACATAAATACAACGGGTAGTTTGCAAGGCGAGACATGGAATGATGGAGATGTGCTTTATTTGTCGCCAACAACGGCAGGAGCTGTAACAAATGTTAAACCTAACGGAAGCACGGGCCACATTGTTATAATTGGTTATGTTGAATATGCTCACGCTAACCATGGTAAAATATATATTAAGATAATGAACGGGTGGGAGCTTGATGAGCTTCACAATGTTTATATTAATCCTGCTACATTAACAAACAATGACGCTTTAATTTACGAAAGCTCAACGCAACTTTGGAAAAATAAAGCATTAAAGACAATAAACAGCAATAGTTTAATCGGAAGCGGCAACATAGTAACAACCTATATTCGTAGGCATGAAACGACTGCAACATACGACTATTTAGGCTATGCGCTTGACGGTACAGCAGAAAGCACAGCTACATGGACACTAACAAGGTTAACGCTATCAAGCAGCGGCATAAGTGCGGTAATGCACGCGACAGATTCATGGACTAATAGAACAACAGCAACTTATATATAATAATTATGATAGACTACAAATATTCATTTGTTTGCAATGAGATGGATGCAAACTTATACGCCTTGGTTATGACTTGTTGGTTTATTGATGGCGATGGTAACAGAGTTAACCACAAGAGCGACACGCAATTAAATAAAACATTAACTGAATGCTTTGAACTTGCTCAAGCATTTGTAATAGTTGAATAAATATGGCTACAAGATTTGCAATAGCTACGGGTAATTGGAGTAACACAGCTATTTGGGATAATGGTGCATTGCCTGCTTCAGATGATACAATTCACGCCAATGGTAATACAATTACTATTGACCAAGATATAACAGTTGCTTCTTTAAGAAATTCAATAAGCAGCGTGGCTTTGGTAAATATGCCTATACCTGCAATGACTGGTAATACTCAGCCAAGTGGAACTGTTAACGCTGGTAGTGATAGTACTAATGCTTGGAAAGCATTTGACCAAGAAATTGCAAATGCAACATATTGGGCTGGAACGGGTACAACATCAGGTACAGCTTGGCTAAGCTATCAATTTACAACAAGTAAAATTATTAAAAGATATTTTTTAACAAGTACGGGAGGTGCTGCACTTACACCAAGAGACTGGACTTTTCAAGGCAGTAATGATGGTACTACATGGACAACTTTAGATACGATTACTTCAAATACTTTAACTACATATACTTCAGTTTTATTAGCAAATACAACTGCTTATTTATATTATAGGTTAAATGTTAGTGCAGCTACATCAACAACTACTACATATATTTCAAGACTTGAAATGACTGAAAGTACATCTACTACTTACGGCACTACAACTGGAGGCTCATTTACCGTACCTGCATCATTATCAGGTAGTAGAAATATTGTTCAAAATGGGGCTGGTATTATTGGAAACAACTCTGCAACTGTTGTAACAACTGCCCATACAAGTGGTAATACAGTTAATTTTAATATTGCAAGTGGTGGTTATATAATTAATCCTCTTTATATGACAACAGATAGCAGCGCAATTGCTATTCAAATAAATGGGACTGGTGCTGTTAATTTTAATAGTGATATATGGGGTTGTAATCAAAATAATTGCAGAAATATAAATGGTTCATTAAATATTAACGCAAATGCAACTGTTAACATAAACGGTAATATATATGCAACGAAAGGGGCAGTTAGTACAGTATCTACAAGCATAAGGCTTACAAGTTTATCAAACTCTGCTATTTTAAACATTACTGGTAATTTAATACCTTCAAATTTTACATTTTCAAGTTATGCTGTTTTTTCATCATCCTTAGCAACTATTAATATAACTGGTAATGTAAATAGTGATATAAGTGGTTGTGTTTATAGTGAAGCAAGTACAACTGTTAATATTACTGGTATAATTCAAGTAAATAATAATAATGGTGTGCCTGCTGTTTATTCACTTTCTAATAGCACAACATCTTTATCAGGTTTAACCACTATAAATGGTGCTATTATTAATAGAAATAATATAATGGCAATTCAAGTTCCAAGAATGAGAGTAACAGCAGGTACTAATCCTTACTGGGTTATACAAGATAGTTTAAACGCTGATATTACTTTGGCTTACGGTAGCGCAACTGGTAGCTATCCTAACGAGGCAGATG